CTTGTGCAGCAATCGCTGGAATAGCCTGGGCATACTGAGCAACAGCAACACGAAGAGAATCGCGCATCTCTTCAATGTCAACACGTTGTTCTTCTTGAGTAACATTCAACTCCATCGGGATTTCACGGCGTACATAGTCGCGTGATACAAGTTTGTCAGAACGCATTTGTAGCAAAGCAATAATGGCATTGTTTGGATTCATACCAGACATAATGCCGTAGCGAACATCTATTCCGTACTCACCATTGATAGCGCGGCTTGGTACATACTTCATATTGAACGGAGTACCGTCATCTACGCCCTTGATTTCTTTGGTCATATTGCCAAAGATTTTCTCATCTGTTTCAAAGCAAAGAGATACAAGTTCAGTAAAGAGGCGAGCAAATTGTGCTTGTGCTGCACGTACTTGTGTATCAAAGCCAGCCTGGAGTGCTTGAACTCCGCGACCTGTAATGATAGATGCGTCGATATTACCTGAGCGAACTTCTGGATAACGAGAACCGAGACGCAGTTCGCGCTCTAGAACACCTGATTCTGTAAAGACTCCAGGTGGAAGTTCTAGCGGCACACGACGGATTGCCTGTGGATTTGCAGAACGCATAATCGCATCAGGGCCAAGTGCGAGTTCTTGGACATCCTGCGGAATAGCAATCGGTGCTTGAATAGACTTTTCTGCTGCTTGAATTTGCAGAACTGCAAATCTAGCGCGTGCCAACTGCACCGCTAGAACATCATCAAACTGTCCACGTGCTTCGCCATCTAAAGATGAGCGAACTGCAACGCGAGCCATACACTTACCAGTGGGATTAGGTAAGTTAGATAGAACTAAGTTATTGCGATCTGGTAGGAATACCAAGTCTTGGTCTTTGTCGTGATAACGGACCATTGTGATATATGGGCTACCCATTGTAAATGCCATCTTAGGCATAATTTGGGAAGCAAATTCTGGATACTGCGCTGATAAAGTCTCAGCATCAGTTTGAATTGTTTGAGTAAGTGATGTGCAACGACCAAATCTGTCAATCTCAGGATAGACACCAAATGGGTTGAGCAAACGGATACGAGGATTGTTTGTCTCGTAATCCATCTCAACCATTGCTGGCAGCATTCCATAAGTGTTGAACCAGTCAGCGCCGTTATACATCTGAATCTGCAGTTCAGACATAGAGACGTAATAGTTAGCAATACGAGTTCTGGTATCTGCTGCCTTGCGTGCTGAGTCTGAAACCATATTGGTAGCAGCGCAGTTGAATGATGGCAGCGGAGCCATAACCTCTGCGAGGTCACGAGCGGCTACATCTACGAAGTTAGCAACAAGAGGCTTGGGGTAATCTTCTGAGAACATCGCAGGGTAAACCTTGCTGATGTCTCCTTGACGTACTGATAGCACGTCGCGCATACGTTGGTCGCGGGCTGCGTACTTCGTCTGTAGACGAGCAACCTTTGCGACTACCTCTTTGACTGATAACATCTAAATTCCTAACTAAGGGGAAAGTTACTTCTTGCTACCTTGCTTGCGCTTTGTCTCGGTTGCATAGTTTTCGCGGATAGACTGTCCTGAACCTGATCTAGACTTTACAGATTTGATTTTAGCAGACTTTGTTCCACTCTTGCCTTTGGTTGCTGCTGTATAAACTTCTCCAACTTGCTTTGCAAGATTTCTTGCTGCTTTGGATTTTGTTTCACTTCCATCAAAAGTTTTTCCAACTTTTTTGCCGCGCTTAGTTATATCTAGGCCACGACCTTTTACATTTGAATCTACGACAGTGCGACCTAATGTAGAAACTGCTGTTACAATATCACGTGCTTCACGTGCTGTTACGCGAAAACGCTTTGTAATATCATCAACAACTGATTGCTTATCTTTCTTTTTTGCCATTTCTTTGTCTCCTTGTTTATATGAACTGGCGTTCTTGTTCTGCGAGTAGGTTATCGATGTTGACAACCATTCTCTTGCCCCGTTCATAGCGGGACAAAAATGGATTCTTGAGATGATGTGCTGTATGTATTCCGTTGTTGAGCCACTCACGTGCTCTAATCTCACAGAACCAAAGAGCCATCACCATATCGGTTTTACCCTTGGTCGTAGGTGACCAGGTAATAAGTTGTTCTATAAGGCTCTTGATATTTTCTGTTTGGTCACTTGGCAGATGAATCAGATTATCTCTGTGATGCTTTCCATCTTGCTGCTTAGTACCAAAAAGGGTGGACATAGATGCCACACCAAAGCCTGCATCCCACTTGTTATTACCAGTGTGGTGCTCTCTTAGTACAACTCCCTTGGATGCAAGGAACTGTCTAATTCCTTCATCTTGCGTGAGAAAAGATTGAAAGGCGTTACGCTCCACGATCCATTCCGATGGTGCATATACGTTAGTCCAATCGGTAATGAGTTGTCTGATTTGTGCAGGCGTAGGACGCGTAATCTTGATAGCGTCCACAATGTAGCGCTTATGAGAAATGCGATCAACTGCATAACATACCGCCGCTGTGTCTCCGACCATTGCTGGGTCGAGTCCACAAACAAAACTGAAACCGTTGAGGTCTTTGGGATGACCTGGATTGCCAGGCACCAGACGACCTGCTTTTCGCATTCCATCAATGGAGCCTTTCACACAAACTTGGTCAAAGATTGCATCGTCAGAAACATCTTGCTGTTGGTAGACTAGCGCCCAGGTGGAGGTATCCATAGCCTGGCGTTCAGCAAATAGATGCTTACCATTCCAACGAGGGTAGAGGCCTTCTTCTGTTTTATCTACTTCTTCTTGTCCATCAAATGGAGCATCGGAGTAGGGCCAGAGTGTAACCCATTTTTCTGGGTCTTCGTTTGTCTCAAGAAGTGCTGGCATAGCCAGATAGGTCCAGGGAACTAACCCACCAGGGTAGCGATCTGGATTACGTAATTCTTTATATAGGTCTACTGGTGCAACGCGGGTACCTACCACAATAAGTTTACCTGTGGGGTTTAGACGGCTTCTTACATCTTGGGTAAGCCACTTGATTTGTCGTTCAAAGTCATTGGCGTTGGATAAGGTTACAGCGTCATCTATGATAATCATATCTGCACGCTTACCGTAGATCTGACCGCCGATACCGACGGCTTCTAGGTTTGGATCTTTTTCAGAAGACTCACGAAGTTCTTCACCGAAGGTAACGCGGGTAGCCTGCCAGGAGGCTGTCTTAGTATTGAACCCAACCCCAGCGGCGTAGGCCTGCTGTAGTTCTTCGTACATTGGATGCGTTAGTCGCTGCTTTATAGCATAAAGGAAGTCAGCCGCTAAACGCTGGGTTTGGGAAACTATAAGAACTCTAAAGTTGGGGTTATTGACAATGCGGTAGGTTACATAATCCACCGTGACCGTCATTGACTTGGCGTGGTTCGGTGGGATGTTCAAAAGGATGCGGTTATCTGCAATACCCTTTTCGTACTTCATTGATGGATGGAGCCAGGAAGGTTCGCGTCCTTCTATCACATCTATCAGATTCTTCTGGTGACCAAAGGTCTTGGATCTGAGGTATTTCTGTCTCCAGGTAACAAAGTCTAGACCAAGGGCTGATTCCTCAGCCCAGTTCTTTTCTACAGAACCGAGGCGGGTTCTATCAGCCAAAGACTTGAATGTGGGATCTACCCGACGATAGTACTCATAGGACTTGATGGATTTACCAGCAGTCTTGACTGCCGCTTCCACAGTCATACCTTCAGCCATACATTGGAGTATGACCTTCTTGGCTCTATCTGACTCTTTGGTCTTGTTCGGGGTTACAGTCACAAGATCTACTTCTTCTTCTTTTTGTTCTTACCCTTTTCGCTGGCAATGATTGCTGTAGTAGCAGCACCTTTAGCGTAGGCTCCTGCTGCTTTGCCTTTTTCACGAACTACCCGACCTGTGGTCAAAGTAGCCTGCTGCTTAGGAGTAAGTTCTTTGGTTTTGTACTCAACCTTGACCTTAGTTCCTTTGATAGGAGAGTTGGGGCCAGCAGCCGATTTTTTAGGAGGGGTGTTTGTAATTCTAGCAGTTCTTCCTTGGGTAAAGGTTTTGGTCTTTACCTTGGAGGCACCAGAGGATAACTTGGTAGCCTTGGATAGAGAAGCAATTTTAGCGACGGTACTAGCAGCACGTCCTGTAGGGGTAAGGTTGATAGCAACAATGGCAGCAGCCTTGCCAGCGCGACGAACATCGTCGCCTGTAATCTTCATAGGTTTATTTCCACCAGCACGGGCCTTACCATAGGCTTTCTGTTGTTTGGTGGGTTTTTGCTTTGCCATTAGATCTCCTATTGGAATAGATACAACTATCCCCACTAAAAGTGGTGCAAAGCACCACACTTGGCTTCGGTGCTTGAGCGCCCCGAAGCGACCTTAGGAGCAAGGGGGTAAGTTGGTTACGCTTCTAGGGCGCGTAGCACCCAGCGAAGCGCCCCTGGTCGCAAATGCTAGGGCTGTGTCGCATTTGC